AAAAAGTGACAACAATATAAACTGTAATATATATCCATAACCTTTACCGGGCTTTTCCATTTCCTTTCTCATCCCAGTAAATTGATTCTTGATCCCTTCTTTTAAACTTTCATCCAATTTGATTAATGGGTCTACAGCTTTATGGTACACATTCTTAGCCATAACTTCGAGCTCTGTATTGTTTATAATTGCTGTACTATCTTGTTCGCTAAATGTCGGTAGTATCGGCTGCTTCAAAATATTTTCTAATCTTTCTCCTAATATATTCCTCTTACTTCGATTGCTGATAGCTAATATTAACCAAATAGCAATTATTACTTTTACACCTTGCGTTTCTATAAAAAGGAAAACTTCGTTAGCCATTTTTACCTCCCGAGAAATGTTGTGTAATTATGAGTATCCCATTCATTAGTCAATTTAAAATGCTCGATACCAAAACTGGTTAAATTATTTTGCCAGAATTCAACCAATGGCTTGCAACTGTCTTGGAATGTGTACTTACATTTGGAGATTACTAAAAGTGCGTTTATATTCGAAAAATTTATATATAAGTCTTCGGGTGGTTTCTTTCTCCAATCATGAGAGTTGGAGAAAATTATGAGTGAACAATTAGTGAATTTATCACTGGTACATTCATTGTGAAATAAGCTCGTTGCATTCGAAAGAGCTTCATAAATATATACTTCATCGAGGTAGGTGTTGATAACCGCATTATCTAAATTTTCTTCCACATTCTGAGCAAATTTTTTAATCGCTACTTGTTTTTCCTCATTCCATGCAGCTATTGTAGTGTTGTATTCCGCTTTCCATTCTTCATATTTGCAATTATATTCGTTTACAGTAGCTGTTGCTTGCTTATAACCGGCTTCTTGAGTTAATACCAACATTTTCTGGGTTTCTTGAAGTTCTGAATCAGCGTCACGTGCTTGTTTTGTTTTAACTAAAAACGGGATATCTTCATCTTGTTCATTATCATTAACTTCAAAACCCGAATATAAATCGTTTATTTCTATAGTGATTAATGGTTTAATCGGAGGGGGAGTTATGTCAGGTGTTGCTACCCTATCAACTCTGGTATCCAAAATTACTGCATCCTCTAATTTTATACTACCCATCAGAGCCACTAACAGTCTGTCTCCTGGCTTAAACCCCAATTGTGCAAGTTCTTTTATCTGGTTGAGAACGTCAGGTATATTACTTTCGGATTTTTTACTATTTTCAATCAGAATTATTACCAACATGGGATCATTTTGGTATTCTACTTGATTAATTTCTATCTGCTCAGGACAAGTTCGTTGATTGGAAACCATTGTGATTGATTCTGTTGGTGTTATTGTTATGTCGATTTGTGGGGTCTCCGCACAAGCATGCAGGAGGAGAGAAACAAAGAACAGAGATAGGAATAGCGGGATGAATAAACTCTTGTTTTTCATTTATATGTGTATCTTTGAGGTGCATATAAAGTTGGAGGTTGAAGGAGCATAACCCCCTCATAATTATTATTATATAAATTACATCCAGTGTCATGTGTCATTTGTAATGTTTGTTCACTACTTCAGTTTTTGATTCTATATCGTTGGCAAAAAGCGAATAGGAAGTAGTGATGACTAAACCTAAAAGAGATTTCCAACATTAGTAGAACAAAATGTACATAGCTTGAATCAAAATAAATCCTTTCCGATATCGAAAACAAAAACAAGGCCCGACCAGGGATCACTCCCCAGCCGGGCCTTGTTCTATATTGCTTCCAGGAAAGGCCAGATCGCCTGGCCAACTTCCCTGCCCTTGAGCGCAACCAGCAGGCGTTGAGCCATTTCCTTGGGGATATCCAGCTCGTTTTTCTCCAGCTTGAGCTTCGCGATATGCCAGCTGATGACCCGTCCTGTGGATAATTTCAGCCCACCTTCAAAAGGCTGCACGATGGTGGGCTTCGAGGCATTGGCAATGCGCCAGAAAGCCTTCATAGCGGTCTTGTTGTCCGCCCCAGACTTCTTAGCGGCCCAGAAAGCCAGATTGCCCTCTTTGCTCTTATCCTGCCGGTAAGCGTCCCAGCCAGCCTCTACCGCCAAATTCCGAAAGCCGTCTTCATCCCGCACAGCAATATCTTTAGCCCCACACATGGCCTCAAAATAGCCTTTTAGGAAAGCCGGATGCTGGTTGATATCCTTCGAACTGGCGTTGCCCATGGCAGCATACATCTGGATGGTCTGCTTGGAGAAAGCATCCAGGAGATCTGCACGCATTTCATCGGCTTTCATGGACGCCTGGAAGTGCAGGATCTCATCGGTGTCCACCCCACCCTCGCCAAAGAACTGCGAGAGGAATTCATCGCCGAAATGGTCCAGCCAATCCGAGAGCGTGCGCCAGCCTTTCTGCTCGCCCATCTCAGCTACAAACAGGTTCAAGGCGTCCTCTTCGGCAAAGCCAAAGTCGGTTTGCAGCGAGAGGAACATCAGGGCGACATCCTGAACCGGGACCAGTTGATCGAGTTCGGCCTGCAGCCAGCCCATGACCTTGCCAGCCTCTTTGGAGATGCGGAAGGCATCCTGATCGTGCAGCTCCTCGATCTTCTTTTGAGCCGCTTCCAGGCGGGACCGCCCACGCTTCTTCAACTGCGCCACCTCATCTGTCGGAACCAGATCCGTTCCCATCTTCATCCAGACCGGCTCGTTGATATCGGTCTCGTCATACCACTCGATCTCTTCATCGGCATCCGCATTGAAGCCGTCTAAGGCTTTCAACCCAGCGGCACAGTTGGTGCGCAGTTCTTCGGCCATCTCAGGCGTAATGTCAAAATACTCCTTCTTGCCATTTCTGAAGAAGTAGCCGCGCTTCGGGATGATAATCTCAGCCGGATCGACAACCATCTGCCTGGCCTTGATCGCCATAGGCCGCTCTTCTTCCAGGTCAATCTCGCCGGTGTACGAATCGATCCAGCCGGGATGGTCCAGCTCATCGAATGGCAGCGACTGAGCCAGATCCAGCTCAATCAGGATATGGCCGGCATCTTCATAGCCCTGGGCCTTGGCGAAGCGCAGCGGGGATGCAAAGGAGCGATAAATCTCAGCCGGGCGGCGCACATCTTTCGGCCAATCGAATGTGAGGCGTTTCTTACGTGCATCGGCCTGGGCAGCACTGGTGGTCTCGTACAGCTCAAGTTCCAGCCCGGCAGAGTGTACCAGGCGAGCCACCATACGATCCAGCTCTGGTTTCGCCTGTGCTGCGTACTCAGCCTTTACAACATCCTTGAGCAGCGCTTCAAAGGCGAGATTGCCGCCGGCAGATCGGGAGATCTGGTTGAATTGCGCTTCGAACACCTCCCAACCATTGCTGAAGATCAGGGCGGTCCTGGCCCATTCCAATGGATTTGTGGCAAAGGATATGTTCTTGGAAGGCACAAAAGGCGCGGGGTATGAAGAAGTCACAACATCCGGGATGATATCCTGGGCAAGCGGTTTTTCACGCAGGTAAGGCAGCCCGGCGGTTTTGCCACCGTCCAGCGGAATGAAACGTTCGATAACCGGGAAGAGAGACATATTTACGCCGCCTCCTAAACGGCAATAAAAAAAGCCGGCAGGCTGTGAACCTACCGGCTGATAACGCACGACCCAAACGGGCTAGAACTGGATTTGTTCGCCGACTTCCTCTTCAGCAGCAACCTGAGCGCCGTTGCTGCCGATGAAATGGACTTCGCTGGCCCGCATCTCGTAGCCGGACTTGTCTTTGGTCCCGTCTTCGCGGGTGTAGGTGCGCTGCGGCTTCAAGCGTCCCATCACCAGCACCTGGCGGCCTTTCTTGAGGTATTCGTTGCAGACCTCAGCCAGGCGGCCCCAGCTCTCGATCCGCACCCACACGGTTTCCTGCACGGCTTCACCGGCGTTGTTGGTGTAGCTGTCATTGCAAGCTACGGAAAAGGTGGTGACGTTCTTGCCGGATGGGGTGAATCGCATTTCAGGATCGCCACCCAGATTGCCGGTGACCGTCAGTTGATTTGCATCACGCTTTGCCATTGAACATTCTCCTTCGGCGGGTTGGCCGCCTCAACTAAGTTGGTTTGGGCTTTTTTGCCCCTTCAATTTCTTTCTGCCGTCAGGCATTTTCAGACAGGCTGCTGGCAGCTGTCATCGCCTTGAGCGGTCTCGCTTAGGTTGCATGAGCATGACTGCCCCATAGCCGTATTTCTGGAAGAGATAGGAAATGATCTGGTAGAACTGCTGGAGGGAAATTGGCTCCTGCAGATTCAGGTCAACCATGGCATTGTGGACTGCGATCACTGCCAGGTTTAGACTCAGGCCATGTTCCTTGCACAACTTCCAGGCCGCTGCATGCCGGGTATAACTTACGAATTCCAATTGTAATTTATAAATTCCATTGTGTCTAGCGCCCAATGAAACCTTTTGGGGCATTCTTGACCAGGTACTCCCACAACTGACCGGGATTCATATGCGCGCCGCCCTTGCCGGGGATTTTATTGGTGGCTTTCAGATATTCGACAATCTTGCTGTATTCGCCTGAAAGCGGCTTATACGCGGTCACTTCCTCCCACTCGCCGAGCAGCCGGTTCCATTCCGCCAACCAGGTGTAGCTGGTATTGGTGTAGGGATCCGTGCAGAGGAAATGCACCCTGAAATCGGGACGCTGCACAAATACGCCCTTTATACCGTGCTGCTCGCAGGTGTTGCGAGCCTGGGCAGCATCGGCGCCATGAATCACATCGGCGTGTGTCTCACGGCTGGTGAAGAAAACATTTTCGGCAAGGGCCGCCATGGTGGTGCTGAAATGGGGAGATTCTGCAAGCGTGAGCAGGAACAGGGCAGCAATCACGGCTGCCAGAAGAGCAAGCATGGATTTTGGGGAAACGATCGCCATTGGTTCCGTCCTTTCAAGAGATTAAATAAAAAGAGCCGAGAGGCTTTTTACCTCCCGGCTCGATCCGGTATCGAAAACGCATGTGAAAGTGCTGCTACTTGAAGCGAAGCCAGCTGCTCCAGAGATTGACCATCTGGAAGCCTGGTTTGGACCTGGCATACCGCACGAAATTGCCGGTCCCGCCGCTGCTGCCATCCCACAGCACCAGCGCCATATCGGAGCGGTCGGCCATGAAAATATTACGAAGCTGCATCTTATTGGTAGAGAAGCCGCCTGCGCTGACGGTGACGACCTCGCTGGCCAAGCCAATCAGGCTGCGGTACTGTGCCTGGGACGCTTCCGGCCAGCGGCTCTCCTGGCCTTTGAAAGGCACGGCGGCGATGAACGGCACTTCGAGCTGGATGGCCGCCTGCGCCAAGGCCATATCCCAGCCCAGCGCCATGCCTGAGATCACCTGGTCGGGTTGGAATTTCTTCAAAGCCGCCGCGGCCAACTCCACCAGGCGAGAAAAGGTGCGTTCGTCGTAACCGCCAAGTTTATGAGGACGGTGTCCAGAACCAGAAATAATCATCAATCACCTCCTCTATTCGGTGCGCAATATCTTGTGAACGGCAACCGTGTAGCAGCCGGCAATCACAAAGCGGTGCGGCTTACTGCTGATCGCTCCAGCCTGTACCAGTGCCTTTACAGTAGGCTTATGGTACTCAGCCGGGTGGATCGCTACCTCGTCCGCTTCCAGCAGGCAATCGGGATTGATGGAAGGCTTGTCGAACGGACACCCATCCTCGTAGACCTGAATGGCGTTATTGCGCGGCTTGTGGTACTGATCAAACGCGATTTCAAAATCACCAAATTCAATCATCTCAAACTCCTAAATCTAATGGCCGAGAATGGCTTTGACTTCCTTCTCGTTGAGGTACTCAAATTTGCAGCGGCTGCTCACCATCAGCTCGACCGCCTGTTCACGCAGTTCGATCAGGCGCGGGTACTTCTTGCTCAGCTTCCCGCCGCTGATCGCCATCGGGGCAAACTGGCTGTCCATCTTGACCAGCCACTTGAGACCCTTACGGCAAGGATCTTCGGTTACGTACCGGAGGAAGATGATGGCTGCGCCAAGTTCGGCTTCTGAGGATGTCTTGCATCCAGGCAGATCAAACTGCTGGTGGCGTACCAGCTTGCCGTTAGCGAATACTTTGAAGGATCCATACGCCTTGCGCTTGGAGAGGTCCTTCTGGTTATTGCCAAGGCAGCCACCGTCTACGACGGCATATAAGTCTTTCAGCTGTGATGTTTTCATGATGGACTCCTGTGCTATATAGGCTGCCAGGCGCCGTCCCGGTGGATCTCAATCGGGCCTGCGCCTGGCTTGTTGGTGTGGTAGTACGTGATGGCCTGTAGATAAGGCATGGTGAGGAATGCAGTAGTGCCTGCATGTGTGTATGAGAAGCGATACCAGCCTTCCCAATTCATCTTGTATGCGTTCATATCCAATCTCCTTATGCACCCAGTAGGGCGAAGCACCAACTCCCCTGGCTTCATCCGATACCGGAAACGGAGAGACTACCTTTGGCAAACTCGCAAATCGAACACAGGAAGCACTCATCGATCTCCTGCCAGCCGTGCTCTGCGCAGATAATCTCAAGCACCCCACCTGCGAAGCGGGCATTCTTAGACATGAGCTCAAGCTCGTCTATGGCATACAGGCAGAAGTTGTCCTGGAAGCGAATGCGGAATTGAGGATCTTCTTCCTCACGACTGGGCAGATGATCGATATAGAAAGTTGGATCAGTCATTGTGCGTATCCTTGTGGGTGTGGTTGTGTACCAAGTGGATGGTGAAATAGAGGTGAAATGACGGGTAATTGAGGGTTTTTGGAGTGCCTGAGGGGTACCGTCTGTATGGCACCCCATTCCCTCCCCAAACCCTTCAGTTACCCGTCAACATGGCTACAAAGCGATAAAAGCAAGCCCAAACACGGCTGCAATCATCTCGATATAGCCGAAAGACGCCTGTGTGCTGCCCAGATGCTCGGCTGCTGCGACAGCCACAAAGACCAGCAGAAAGATACCGATGATGCGCAAACACTTTTTCATGCCAGAGCCTCCTAGCTCAGTCCTCAGCTGATCTGCTGATTACATAAACTAGGGCGAAGCACCAACACCCCGGTATCTGCAGCGGCCTTGGGGTAGGGCAGAAGTGGGCTCTCAGCTCAAGCCCCGACCACCATGCAGACACCTGCGGTCACGGACACCCGGATCGGACAGACAGGCGGAAGGAGCTAGGCCGGGAGAGACAGCGCTGTTCCGCCTGTTTGGACGAGACGGCCGGGCGGCGATGGTTGTGCAGGAAGGACAGCCTGAGCCGCCCGGTCTGCACTACAGCCACCCCCCCATCCACCCCCTCGGCTGTGCCACGCGTCGCAGCCATCCTGACTCGCGGGAGGGGGGTGGGTAGTTCATTCGAAACCTTTTCTCGTAGTTAAGCCTCATCCATTTGCCGCTGCAGCCGAATTGACTCGAACCTGCCGGTTGACTTGTTGGAACTTAAGAATTATAATTGGAATTACTAAATTCCACAAAGGAGAAACGCATGGACCCAGTTTTGATCCAGAACCTCTTCTCAGCAATCGCACTGGCGCTCGTTGGCCTGGTGGTCTATATCGTGAAAGGGCTGGCTGCGGTGGGGCTGACGTACCTGGAAGGCCGTTTAGGCGCCAACAACCTGCTGCTCGGCAAAGAAATGGCAATCCTGTTTGTGCGCACGCTCAAGCAGAGCCCCATCTATGAGGAGCTCGACCCTGCCAAGAAGAAAGAGCTCGCCATCGGCTGGCTGACCAAATACGCCGCTGAAAAGAACCTCCCTTTTGACTACACCTACATTGACAAGCTGATCGAAGAAGCGGTCCATATCGTGAAGGCCGAGAAGCAGGAATACGATCTGATCACGGAGATTTCGTAAGATGGACCTCACCGGCTCCTGGGACTACATCCTGAGTATTGCCAGGAGCCGTCTCGCGCGCAACAAGACCGCCAATCACATCGACAACTATGGCGAGGAAATAGAAGTGTTGGGCGTGGCTGGCGAGATTATCGCGCGGCGGTTCCTGGGCCTACCGGAGCGAGTGCATTCCTGTTTCGACAACGGCACGGACCTGGTTTTCGGCGGGGTGAAGATGGATGTGAAAACCACCCAGCTGACCAGCAGGGTCTCATTCCGCTACCTGCAGTGGCCGGTGTGGAAAGAGGTAAAGGCGCCGATCGTGCTAATGGCAGCGGTGCACATGAAGCACAAGTACGGCACGGTGTTGGGCTATGCGCTGAAAGATGAGATTTTGTCGGCTAAATTGAATACCACCCGCTTTACGCCCTGCCATGAGATACCCGTGGTTGACCTACACCAACCGTATGAGCTCTTTGAGCGGCGGCTGCGCTATTGACCGAAAAGGCAAAACCTGGCACGACCAGGGATAAAAAGGTACTGAAATGGGTGGTCCAGGTGAGAGATGGGGCATGCCTGTATGGGATGTGGCGCAGAGATGGGTGCTCGGGCGGCCTCGATCCGCATCACATCCACTTTAAAGGGGCCGGCGGGGCAGACACCAAAGAGAATTTGATCACGCTGTGCCGCAAGCACCATGATGAAGCCCAGGCGCGCAAAATACCGGCAGCTGTCCTCCAGTCTATTTTGAATGCCCTGTACGGCTATCCGATATCGGAAACGGAGTAAAAGATGAAGCTGGCTTTCCCAGTACCAAAAACATCACGGGTGTCGTTCACCTACCAGCAGCACGTAGACTACCGCATTGCCAACAACCTGGCCTCGTATAACGGCGGGGTGGATTGGGCGGTTAACACCGGCACCCAAATTCTGGCCCCCGCTCCAGGCAAGGTGGTGCGCGCCGATGGGCTGGATGCGGCTGGGTACGGTAACCAGGTCAGGATCGACCACGGCGGCGGCTACCTGACCATCAACGGACACCTGAGCGAGATCAAAGTCAAAGTGAATGACCTCGTCACCACCGGCCAGTTGGTCGGGCTGTCCGGCTATTCGGGCAACTGCCGCCCACCCGGTCCCAATGGAGCGCATTTGCACTTCGAGCTGCGGCTCAACAACAATGCCATTGACCCCTGGCCGTTTCTCACCAACCCGGCGGATATTAAATTCAAGGGAACCGTGCTCAACAGCCTGGGCCTGGCCGTCCGCAGCGGGCCGGGCAAGAGCTTTTCGCGCATTGGCCCCGGCCTGCCAGTTGGGACGCAAGTAGAAGTCTCAAAAGTATCCGGCGATTGGGCGCAGCTGTATCCCTTTGATACCTGGGTCTGCATCCGGGAAGGGACCGTGACGTATCTCAGCCTGGTCGAAGTGGGCGGGACGGTAGTCAATAACAAGGGTCTGCTCGAGCAGGCCGTGGCGCTGGTCAGGCAAGTGGCAGACAGCTTATAAAATGGGAGGCTTTATTGAAAAACACGCTTAGCGAGCGCGCCCAGCGCGTGTTCGATTTTATCCTGCACTACAAGCGAGAAAATGACGGGGCTTCGCCATCCTTAGATGAGATCCTGGCAGGGGCGAAGATCAGCTCCAAGTCGATGGCGAAATTCTACATCGATGAACTGGTGCGCTTCAAGAAAATCCGGCGCAAAGGCACGCGCAACCTCTTCGTGTACGGCGGGCGCTGGACGTTTCAGATACCGGAAACCGAATGAGCCTGCTGACGGACGGCGACCTGGAGATGCTGCCGCGCGCCCTGCGCCAGCACGGCGAGTTTCACATCGCCACGCAGTGGTACCTGCGCGGCTGGGAGCCGATCTGGTACCAGTACATGTTCCACCAGTCCATGATCCCCAACACCACTTTCATCGCCGGCATCGCTACGGGGAAAACCACATCTGTGGCGGCCTCTTACATGATGGACTGCATCACCACCCCCTTCTTTCGCTGCCTGAACACGTCCGTCACTGCCAAGCAGGCCGAGCTGCCGTTTGAGATGGTCATGCCCTGGATCGAAGGCAACCCCAGGCTGGAGCATCTGATCGACGACATCGTGCTGCGGCCCTATCCCACGATTCGCTTTAAGAACTACGCCGAGTGGATCTTCCGGACCGCCGGCAAAGATGGGCGCTTTATTCGCGGCCAGGAGTTTGACCGCATCAACTACGACGAAGCCGGGCTGGATGTGGTCGGAGAGACCGTGAAGGTCTTGAGAGGCCGCCTGAGAGGCGTGCGCCCGGATGGCACGCAGCGCATGAACCGCCTGGATATGACCACCTCCCCCACCGCAACCGCCTGGCTCAAGGAACGTTTTCTCAAGGGTTGGAAGCAAAACCCAGAAGCCAGCCTGAACGACTTCTTCTCGATGCGCATCGCCACCTATGACAATATTCGCCTGACGCCGAATACCATCCGCCTGATGGAAGAAGAGTACTCGGACGACATGATCGACGTGGAGCTGCGCGGCTTCTTCCCCGACTACGGCATGTCGATGTTCCCCTCGGTGCATGTCGAAGCCTGCACGGACCAGTCCCTGAACGACGCGGTGGAACTGGGGCTCAGGCCGGAAAGCGGCAAGCCCAAACCAGGCTACCGCATGGAGGAGCATCCCCGCTACGGCGTGACTTTATTTGAACTGCCGGCGGATCCGAAAGGCGTGTATGTCATGGGCGGCGACCCAGGCACGGACGGCCCGCCCCGCCGCAACGCCCCGGTTGTGGCCGTTTTGGATGTGTCCAAACAGCCCAACCAGATCGTGTATTTCCACTGGATCGATGGCAGGGGCGCTTATACACCTTTCCTGCTTTCGTACAAGTATGCCATCAACAAGTACCGCCCAGTCTTGAAAGGCGTGGATACCACCGGCACGCAGAAGGCGATCGACGAGCTGGCCTTCGAAAACCACGGCATATCCGTGGACGGGATCAACTTTGGGCGGGACAAGAATGCCATGATCAATTCACTGATCACGGCTGTGGCCGACCACTCGATTTCATGGCCAGTGATCCGCGGTATTCAACGGCAGATGGGCTCTTACACGCGCGAGACCGATAACAAGGTTCCCCAGGATATCGTCATGGCGCTGGCCGAAGTGGCCTTTTTATCCAGGTATATTCCGCAGCAGGAAGAGGAGCAGAACGTCAACGCCGAGCGAGCCAACTTCCGCAACCGCGATATCCGCACCAACCGGCGCAGGCGGCGGTGACTTCCGGTACCGGAAACATCTTCCAGTGGAACAAGCTCGAGCGCATCATCCACCACAACGACTGCACCTGGTGCAGACACCGGCTGGTCTATTACAAGGCCATCCACAACAAGAACGAGCTGGAACGCTGCGCGCTGACCGGCAAGACGATCGTCGCTCCTAAAGACGGCCGGCGGTACTGCCAGAACTACCAGCAGAAAGGCTGCCCCTGCATGGCTTGCAATTTACACATTCCAAATGGAATTTATACTTGACAGCGCGGAGCGAACATGATACGATACCAGGTAGCAGTAACGGACAATGAAGCCCGGCTCCTCCAAACGCTGCGGGCGCTGAAGTTCGGCGAGCTGTACGGTATGGAGATCAGCGCCGGGGAAGTCACCCATGTGATGGAGATCAACGGCGCGGAGCGCTCTTTGATCTGCGAGATCAGGAACGGGCTGCAGTACATCTCGATCCTGCACGTCCACGAAGGCAGCCCGACCATCGCCCAGGTGGACCAAAAACTAAACGGCTTCAAGTGCCGCAAGAAGATCAAGTTCCCGACCGAATAACCGGAGGGCTGAGAGACAAATTCTCAGCCCTCTTTTTGTTTCTACAAGGTGGTCCATGCACTTTCCGCAGTGGTCAGACCTGGGCAGCGTCTCTTCCGTCAGCTCTCTCGCCTGGGAGAGCGAAATTGCGTTACGAGAGAAGTACGCCCGCTACTATGACGGGCTGGTCTTCTCCGAACACATCCCAGACGAGGCCGGCGAAGATGCGCCCCTGATGTACCCGGTGGGCATCAACCTGGTCAAGATGCTGTGCCTAGCCCAGACCGATAGCCTGTTCGGCGAATGGGAAGACCAGATTATCTCCTTCGAGGCCCGCAAGGACGTGGCAGTGGATGACCCCATCCGGCAGGCCATCGAGCTGTCCGCTGAGATCCTGCGCTCCTCCAACGGCGACACCATGCTGTGGGAAGTGGCGCTGGATATGAACATCTACGGCGGCGGTGTGGTCAAGGTCACGCCCAACCTGTCCAAACCCGGCCACATCCAGTGGTATCACGTGCCGATCCAGAATTTCTTCCCGGTGTGGGACCCGGACGACGCCGATATCCTGCTGGAAGTGTACGTGGTCACCCCCATGACCTCCGAGCAGGCGCAAGGCGCATACGGCGTCTCCAGTTCAGGCGAGATCATCTACCGGGTCGAGCACTGGACCCGCAGCAGCTATGAGAACAAAGTCGACGGCACGCGCATCGAAGCCTACTCGGGCGTCAACCCGTGGGGGTTCGTGCCCTTCGTCTTCATCCCGCGCCTGCGCTCGACCAACTGGTGGGGCGATGCGCTCACCGAAGACATCATCTCGGTGCAGGACGAGCTGAACGCGCGCGTGGCGGATATCGGGGAAGCGCTCAACTACAACGCCCACCCCGTGCGTTGGGGCCGCAACCTGCCGCGCAGCTTTAACGCCCGCCACTTCCCGCTCGGGCCCAATGCCCTGTGGGATTTGGGCCGGCAGATCGGCAGCACCCCGCCCCCGGAAGTGGGCCTGCTGGAGGCCAAGGCCGCCACCGGCGAAGGGGCGCACAAGCACGTCTCTTTCCTGTACGACTGGGCGCGCACTTCTTCTTTTGCCCCGCCCATCTCCTTTGGCGAGGATGAAGGCTCGCAGCGCTCGGGCTCCACTTTAGAGATCCGCATGTGGCCGCTGATCAAAGCCACCCGGCGCATGCGGGCTTATATGGGCAGCGGCATTGCGCGTGCCTTGTGGATGTCCGCCAGGATCCTGCAGCAGAAGAACTTCTCCGACATTCCCGCCCGGGCGGTCAAGAGCATCATCGAGCGGCGCGTGATCCCCTCCTTCGCGCCGGTGCTGCCGCGCGACCACCAGGCAACGGTGGATGAAGTGGTCAAGCTGCTCTCCACCACTCCACCCGCCATCTCCCTGGAAACATCCCAGAAGATCCTGGGGCGCGGGCCAGGTGAGGTCGAGCGCATCAAAGCCATGCTGCAGGACGAAGAATTGATGAAAGCGCTCAAGGAGTTCCAGCAGTCCTCAAGCGACGTGCAGGAAGCACAGGCCGGCAAGCTGACGCCGCAAACGACAAAGAAGGCCGAATGAAAACCCGGTCCCAACATTTACCAGAAAAAAGTGATGAGCTCACTTATCCCGGAATAAGCCTGGACTGGTCCAGGTACGACCGTATCCGGTACCGGAAACGCCAACACCCAAAGGAAAAGAATGCAGCCATCGAGCAAGAACTGCGTTGAGTGCGACCGCGGCCTAAACGAGATCGAGCGCAAGCTCGTCGAAATTCAAGCCTTACTGGAACAGACCAACCAGGCGGTATTTGCGTTGGCGCAGCTTGTTGCAAAACAGGCGGAGGAATGAAATGACAGACACCCCGATCACCCCTGATGAGCAGGACACCTCTCACCAGCAGGCGCCCACTGGGTATGTAGAACAGGCTCGCTTTACTGGCATGGTCCAGAAGGTCGAGCAGCTCACGCTGGCGAACCGTGGCCTGACAGACCAGCTTGCCCTGAAGTCCTCGGAAATCGAGCAGCTAAAGGCGCAACTGTCCCTGAAGGACACCGAAAAAACGGTCGCCATCAGCGAGCGAGACAAGCAGCTGCAAAGCGCTGTGCAAACTGCATCGGCAGCTGAGGCTGAACTGAACGCACTGCGGGCCTTGAAGCTTAAGGTCGAGACCGCCAGGAAGCTGAACCGGCCCGACCTGCTCAGGATCATCGACAGCATCCCCAACCTGACCGACGGGGAAGCGCTGGAGACCGTCCTTAAAGAGTTTGCCGGCTTTGCAGACGCCGCAGTGACCGAGCGCGAGAAGCAGCTGCTCGCCGGGGCAACCCCTGGAACGTCCTCTCTCCAGACCAAGATCGCCAGCGCCCCCGCCAACGAAGCGGATTGGAACCGGCACATCGAAAGCCTGCCGCTCGGCTCCACCGAACGAAGCAAGGCGTGGGACGACTACTACAAGTTCCTGGAGAGCAAGAACAAATAGCCTGATGAGGTGATGAATGGCTGAGTACCAGTCTGGAGTAATGTATTCGACCAGCCTGCCGGCCTGGCAGCGCACGTACTACGAAAGCGTGCTGCTGGAGACGCTGCGGGTGAAGTCTATTATGGTGCCGTTCTGCGTGTGGAAAGAGGATTTCCGCGCCAAGGATACCGGCATTATCAACTATACCGAAGTGTTCGATACCGACCCCAACTACAACCCGCTCTCCGAGCAGGACCTGTGGCTGCGCGGCGCGCACCTGGACAGCCGCTCGGTGCAGATCGGGCTGGAAGTGCACGGCGACACGCTGAAGTTCTCGGATTACGCCGATATCGTGCAGTACGTCAACCGCGGCGATATTAAGGGCCTGGTCAAGGATAAGATCGGGCAGAACATGCGCGACATGCTGGATATCCTGGCTCGCAACGCTTTCCTGTCCCACCCCTATCCGATCTACGCCGGCGGGCAGCGCGCCAGCCGCATCGCCATCACGCAGGCGGACCTGTTCGACCCGGACCTGGGCGAGCTGGCCCGCACCCACCTGGAAGAAGCCGAAGTGCCCGGCATTATCGGGGTGCAGGACGGCGAGGGTGGAGCCATCGTATGCATCACCACGCCGCGCGTGATCCACGATATCCGTACCGCAGCCGGCTCCGGCTGGCTGGAGGTGCAGAACTACCACGCCTCCGGTCGCAAATTCACCAATGAAGTCGGCACCTGGGCCGGCGTGCGCTACGTGCGCACCAACCGCCAGGTGCTCAAAAATCACGGAGCGGTCATCACCCAAACCACGCTGGCTTCACCCACCGTCCCCGGCCAGGGTTCGGCGGCATCCGTGGACCAGGTCTACATCGTCGGCCAGGCCAACTCCGTGCGCTATGTGGCAGTTGCCAGCGTGACCGGCTTTACGGTCGGGCAGTCCGTCACCATTCACAACGTGGGCGTATCCGGGGCCGGCAACCCGCCCATCGAGAGCGACGGCGAGCAGGAAACACGGCGCATCGTCGCCATTGACGTGGGCCAGAACCGGCTGGTATTTGAAAAGCCGCTGCTTAAAACGCACGCCGCGGGCGACCTGGTCACCAACGGCATCGACCTGCACGGCTCGATCTTTATCGGCGGGCCGGCGGTCGTGGTGGGCTGCGGCGAGCGCCCCACCCCCATCTTCCCGCCCAAGATCGACGACCTGCAGATGATCAACCGCTACGGCTGGCGCGGCTTCCTGAAGTTCCAGCAATTCCGGCCCGAGTTCATCGAAGTGCATTTCACTGCCGGTTCGACGGACTGAGCCATGAGCACCTGGGCGGAGCTTCTTTCCGATATCAGATACGACCTGCAGGACACCGCTGCCACGAAGCGCTGGTCGGATGACCTGCTGCACCTGTATGCAAAGGACGGCCTGCGGGATTATTCGATGTGGTTCCCCAAGCGTGTCGACCGCACGCAGCTGGTCCCCGATGGCGATGGGTACATGCTGCCAATCGACTTTATCCAGGATATTTACGTCGAATGTCCCGCAGACACCTATCTGGAACGGAAAGAGGTCCGCCCAGGCACACGCAAGCCCAAGCGGCCCAAAGTGGTCACCTACTACTGCATGGGCGGGCGGCTGTATCTCAACGCAGCCACTGAGCAGCCGGTGCTTCTGACCTATTTCTCTGCCCATGCCGTTCCGCCCACTGCGGATGCCGAATGTACGCTCACCGTTCCGGACACCGATCTGGAGCTGATCCGTTTATACGTAAAGGCCAAAGCCTACAGCCAGATGCGCTCCAAGCAGTCCGCCCTGGACCGCTTCAAGCCCACCGGCGGGCGGGATGACAACCCGCTCGAGCCGGAAGTGGCCGACCTGATGCGCGACTACGAGCGCGGCATTGCAGAGCGCATCCACGGCGGCATGATCGTGCTGTACCGCATGGGAGCACGCCGGTGAGCGGAATCCACAAGCCCATCTTAGACCGCATCGCCGAAACGCTGGAAGAGGTATTGATCACGAGCATCGATGCGGAAGATCCAGCGCGCGCCGGTGTGGTGAAGATCGGCCCCTTGCAGGGCGACCCGGATCCGGATACGGCGCGCATCTCGGTCGAGCTCTACTACAACGACCCCGACCGTGCCATCAAAGGTTCCGGTATCGGAAACGATCCCGAACCGTGGGAGGACCGGGTCGATGAAATCGAGATCGGCACGACCATCACCTGGAAGCGGCGCTTTACCGCCAAATGCCGCTGCCTGCTGGAGGGCACGCAGGAAGAGCTTTCAGATGCGCATACAATCGCCTCCGTGGTGCGTTCCAGGATCGAAAGGGCGCTGCTGGCTGCCCGCTTCGCCGATATCCGCACCGAGGATGAGTATGTCTCGCGCGGCGTCCTATCCGAGAACCTGCGGGGCGTTGTCGCCCAGGCGGGTGGGCCGGGCGCATACGACTTTCACATCAAAATCCGTTTTGAAGTCCTTACGACTGAAAGAGTAGGTTCACAATGACCTCTGCAAATGCCTCACTGCTCGGTTTCGCCAAACAAGCAGTAAAAGGGATCCCCATGGTCTCGGATGCGGCCTTTAAGTACATCCTGTTTGCCAACGGCGGCGTCGCTCCCAATAACGTTGTCCTGCCACTCGAACCCGAGGTCGGCGGCGGGGCCATGCTCAGGGATATGAAGAAGATGGGCGTCACTTCCGGCGGCGGGGTGGAAATGGTGCCGCGCCCCAATTCGCTCGGGCTTTTCCTGCTGGGCGCTTTCGGCGACGTGACCACCATCCCCAACGGATTAGCCTACGACCACGCCTTCAAGCTGGGCACGGACCAGTTCGCCGCCCCCTACTTCACGGTGCGCTCCGCGCCAGGCAATATGTGGGGCGAGCAGCTGCAGGACGTGCGCGTGAATGCCCTGTCGCTGGAATTCCGCGGCGCGAACTTCGTGCGCTCGTCGGTGGGCTTTATCGGCGGGCTGCCTACGCCGGTCGTGACCACATCCTGGAATGCGGCGGCCCAGGTGGACGGCGGGCCGCAGTTCATCTCGCCCGTTTCCACCATCGAGCTGCCCTCCGGCAGCGCCACGGCGGTGCTGTCGGGCAGCTTCTCAGCCGGCATGGCCATCCCGCTGGAAGAGCAGTGGGTGATCGGCTCGTACAGCCCGCACGCCATGGATATCGTGCAGCGCGCCTTTGCCCTGCAGCTGCTGGTCAAGATCGCCGATGCCACGCTCTATAAAAAGATGATGTACGACCCGGCGGCGGGCAATGCCTGGACCGCTTCGCTGTTTCGAGAGGCCAACATCAAGCTGGAATTTGTCTCCGATATCGAAGCCGATACGGGAGTGCCCTACAAGCTCTCGATCCAGGCCAACGGCGAGACAGGCTCGGGAGCCAACATCGTGTGGAGCGCATCCCCGGTCGGGTCGCGCGCCGGCGGTCAAATTGTCATGGCCGTGAACGGGGTGTTTCTGGCATCGGAAACCGCACCCATCACCGCCACCCTTACCAATACAGAAGCAAGCTACTAAGGCAATTCGGAGGCGCAGCATGGCTCGTAAGACATTCGGCAAATATGCCGTGATCGTGCCGGTTACGTATCACTTTAAACAGGAAGAAGGCTGGTGGTGGAAGATCGCTCCGCCCACCTCGGGCAATGAGCTGGAGATGCAGCGCTTCATGGTGAACGGGCGCGTGCAGGTCGGCGCAGACGGCGTGCAGCGTGAATACCCGCCCACATCCACCGAAGTGGCGTTTCGCGAGATCGCCCTGACCTTCGGCGGGACCAATATTCCCGTGGATGACGAGAGCCCGGTGGAAGACGGCGGTGAACCCATTATCAAGGCTGGGGCCAGCACGACCGAGATCGAGGCCGTGTTGAGCTGCATGACCCATGAAATGATCAAAGAGCTGTGGGACGCCGTTGGGGATGCGATCCCCACCTGGGGGCCGGTCCGCCCAAAAGTGAAGACCTCGACCAGCTAGCGGATATCGTCAAAGACGCCGTGCTGACCGGCGAAAGCGACGATCCGATCCTGCAGGGCTTGCTTGAGATCACCATCGCCTCACTCAACGACGGCCGGCCCCTTTTCGCGACGCTGCTGGAAGAGCCGGCCTTTTACCGGAAGTTCTTCAAGAACTGGGTGATCGAGGGCTTGCGGGAACGCAGCGAGGCGGCAGCAACCAAATAAGGTGGGTGGGGTTCGCCTCCGGCCCCATCCGCCTTAGACAAAAGCGAGGACCCATGGCGCGCGACCCCCGGCTGCAGAAATTCATGGACCAGTGGAAGCAGGAAGTGGACCTGCATGGCCGCGACCACCGCTCCAATCCCAAATTCCGCGACGAGACTTTTCGCTTTCAGTCGGCGGGTTCCGATTACTTCAAGGCCTCCCACCGGGCTGAAAGCGTGCTCGAAGAAGCCAACTTCGATAAGGAGTATGGCGTTTTAGAGTACTCCTTTGCCGAAGCACTGCAGTTCGGCCGGAGCGTCCCGACCGCTTTGCAAAATTACGTGGGCGGGGTGCTGGCGGACCTGTTCACCAGCCAGGCGCGCGCGGGTGCCATCCGGGCCGGCAAGCAGCCGGACGGCACGCTGCTCACCAAAGACCAATACTATACGAAATACCCGCAGGCCGTTGGCATGGTACTCGGCCAGCCGCTCAATTTCGATAACCTCACCCGCCAGGTGGTGGAAGGCAAGCAGGTCGGCGAGCTGTATCCCGAGCTGACCCAGGTGCGCAGCGCGCGCGATGCAGCCAACTTCCTGGTCTCAACCGTCGATCCGGGCTTCATCGAACGCTCGGTGGCGCTGGGCAAGCTCGGGCAGGACAAGGCCGATGTCCTGCAGCACATGCGCCTCAACCACCTGGCGACCATGCCTGAGTACCGGCCTAAATTCGTGGACAGCAGCGGCGTCGAGCGCACGCTGCAGTACCAGGATTGGGCTTCCCGCAAGGCCTTCACCGCCACGCACGACTACATGCAGCAGGAGCTGATCCAGACCGGTCTCAAGGGCAAGAGCTGGGAAAGCGATGTCGATAACGGTGGGCGCGAGCCGGATATCAGCGAGATTGCCGGCGCGCCGTATTCAAACCCGCCCATCTACCAGCCCCACACCCAAAACGACTTTGCCATGCAGCAGCTGGGCCTGCGTGGCAGTTGGGGCAAATACGGGCAGTTTGGCAGCGCATCGCTTCAGATATCGGAAATCAATCCGGAAAGCCCGCTGTATAAAGCGGGGGTGCGCAGCGGCTGGGTGGCGCTGGGCTTCAACGATGTGATAGAAGAAGGGTATGGCAATGCGGTGGCGGACGCCGCCGATACCTTAGAGGGCGGCGGGACGATCAATATGCTGTTTGCCGAGCCGGTTGGGGCAAGCGCAGATCCGAACGGCGTTTTCTCCGAGCGCTTTCAGCAGCGGCTGGTCAAAATTCAGGCCGGCCCATATATGCCGCGCCCGCTGCGCGAGCAGACCATCACCGACCTGGCACGCGAAGAAGGCGGGCTGGGCGAGCGCGACTACCGCGATGAAGTCAGCCAGTCAGGTGAATTTGACGCGTGGGTATCCAGCCTGCCGCAGGATTACGAGCCGGTCGGCCAGGGTTTGCATGTTACCCTGCACAAGGGCGTGTCTCAAAGGCACCAGAATGTTCTCGCCCGAAATGACACCCCGCTGCGGCGGCTGCAGGCCGATATACGCGAGAACCGCATCCAGCCCGCCTCTGGGCAGTACAACCCTTCAGACAGCGATAACTCCGTTTTGGGCAGCGACGCCGAACTGTGGGAATTTGCAGCCGGCGACCAGCCCCGCACAGATGGCTATATCGGCGGGGTGAACGCAGTTGACAAAGATGTGCTCGCACGCAGCGCCAGGGCGAGTGTGCATGTCCCAGACCAGTCACCGAACTGGTGGGAGCGCAAAGTTGGCAGCGCAGCAGGCACGCACCGCACCGGCGTTGTGTACGGCGTGAACCAGCAGGGCCAGCAGGTCGTTAAAAAACTGCCGCTGTACGGCAGGCAAACGCCCTATCCCGACCAGTACGACCGCAGCCATGTATTGAGCGTGAACGCGGTGAACTACGATCCTAAAAACGACCCGGTGCTGGCAAAGCGGCGCGCCAATGACCAGATCAGGCTGGAGCAGAGCCCCAACGAGGTCGATGTCGAAAGCAGTTCCGATATGGCGCTGAGCCACCTGCAGCAGGCCGCTTATGCTTCGGTAGACGATCTGGTTTCCGCCAACGACCTCTCGGTGCGCGTCGGGCGAGAGCTTTTGGAAAAGAAAGAAACGCGCAAAAACTCACGGACCGTGGCGAGCGACATTGAAACGCGCATGTCCATCGCCACCTTTCAAGCCACCCAGCGGGCCAAGTACTCCGGCAAGCGCCCTGCACCCACCACACCCCAGCCAGGTGAAGCGCTTCCCCCACCCCAGTCTGAAGTTGAGAGCCGGGGGCGCGCCATCGCCATCAGCCGCCTGTCTCCAGAGGACCGGGCCGCCTGGTTCAGGTCGCATCCGGAAGACCGCCCGCGCGGGCAGGCCAGGACGGGCAATGTGCGCTCCATGGACGAGTTTGCCGGCGTGGACAACAGCGGCAGTGACCTGATCCCCGGCTCCCGGCGTGGCGCGGCCAGCCGGCTGGAGCGGGCCATTCAGTTTGATCCGGTACGCGCTTCCGGTGGTTCCGGTAACGGAAACCAGCCGCCAGAAGCCCCGCCGCTGGCTTTCGACAACGAGCCGCCTATGAGCACGCCCCGGCGCAGCCAGACGCCGCGCGAGCGTTTCGAGCAGCGCCCGACCGAATTCCACGAAGGGGAGCGCATGTCGTATCTGGACAAGCGCGCCAAACGTGAAACGTATGCGGTTTACACGGAGAGCGACCAGGCCGCAGAAGGGCCGGGCTGGTACGCCATCCAGACCACCAACCCGATGGGCGAGTACCGCAGCACAGGCGATAAGATCCAGGACCCCGGCTACGGCACGCTCTATAGCCCCGAAGGCAAGGTGCTGCATAAATCCACCTATGACGAATACCAACTGTTCACCAAAGGCGATGAGGTAAAAGCGGACGTGGAGCGGGGCGTGCCACCCAGCGTCGGCGTCCCGGTTGGCAGCCGGGGTGCCGCCCGTTCCCAAAGGCAGTTTGGATCGCTGCGCATCACAAACGGCATGCCGGAAGCTTTGCGGCAGGAGGGCCACCGCGGCTTCAACGCCTTCTACATGCTGGCCGGCTCTAACCCGGCTTTACGGTCGGCTCACTCCCAGCCGGGGGGAAGCCCGAACGATTTCAACCGGGAAATCGCCCATACCTGGAATTTTCTGGGAGCGGACACGCGCCTCACACGCGAGCGGGCCATCGAGATCATCGGCGGGGCATTTCCCGAACTAGACGAGCCATCGGTTGAGGCGCTGGCGGAGAGCGTGCTGGAGGAAAAGAGCCGTACGCCCTACTGGAACGGCGCGCCCGTCAACGAGAACTACGATCCCACCATATCCGGCACTGGCGGGCGCGGCCAGCCGCGCTACAACCGGGCGGATCTGGCCAGGCAGGCCAAAGCCCAGGTCACCCCCGAGCGGGCCGCCGGATACTCGAGCGCCCTCAGGGGCAGCGCGCGCATGAACCGGGACGGCAGCTACTCTATTTTTAAAAATGGTGAAGAGGTTTTGCCGTCAGGCCATTTTCTCCAGGCGGTAGGTGCAGGGCAGCAGGCCGTTGAAGAAGCATTGAGCGAGCCGCTGCCAACCCATCCGGAAGAAGCCGTGGCGACCTTCGAGCAGCGCGTCAGCGACGGGCTGAACCGCAAGAAGAAAGCGGTCACCCAGGAGCTTGAACAGTCCGGCATTTCTCCAGAACTGGCAAAGACGGTTGCCAACTTCCGGGATGATATTGCCAAGAAGGCCATCTACGCTGCCAAGCGGCATGTGATCGGCGAGCTTGAGCAGGATGCAGTGGCGCGCGGCGCATCGATCGACGCCGAGATGCCCGACAGCATCCGCTTTGGCTCGGTGCAGGTCCGTAGTCCTGAGACCGCCAGGGCCATGGCGGCTGACCCACAGTACGCCGAGATTGCCACGAAAATGGCCGAGATGGGCAAGACGCCGGAAGAGCTGGCCACCAACAAGCAGAAAACCATCCTGACCACCTCGGATGGCAAGTCGTTTGCCTTCGGCGGCGACGGCTATGACGGCGAGAACCGGAACGGCAACATGTGGGGCGGCAAGGTGGGCAAAGCGTTGTATGGCGCCTACCTCTTCAAGCGCCTGTGGTCCATGTCGGCGCAGCCCGGTGTCATGGCAAGCGAGAAATACATGGACGGCCTCGGGCATGAGTTCGAGACGATGGCAGCCATTGGCAGCGACTACAGCGAGGGCGGCACCGCAATGGCGTCGCGCCGGTCCGTGGGGGCTGAGCGGGGCGGCAAAGCTGCCGCCGATATCTACGGCGGCTTTTCCGATATCGGATACATGACCAGCGGCATCGGCAACGGCCTGGTAGGCCGGGCCGGGCATTATCTTGGCCTGGCGGGCGGCATCGCCGGCGGCGGCTTCATGGGTGCCCAGATCGCGGCCTCGATGAACATGATCAGTCCCACCACCGCCGCTGCGGCAGGGCCAGCCGGCCTGGTTCTTGCCGGGGGCGTGCTTGGTTCCGCTGCGCTGATGGAAGGCATCAACCAGGCCGCATACCAGGGCCGGCCGGTGGTTACGCCCGGCAACCTGGTCCAGAATGCGCTGGCCACCGGGGCGTATGTCTCCTCAACATTCCGCGCCAAGCAGGAATATCTGGAGCAAAATCCAGGCGCATGGGCGCCGCTCGTATTCCCTGCCACAGGCGAAAATGCCTGGGCGCACATGAACCGCGAGGAGAAGGCCATCGTCACAGCCGTCTCCAACCGCCAGAGCGGCGCAGACGGAGACGTTGAGAAATCCAGGCAGTTTATATCTGCCCTCGCAATCTCAGCATATGAGACAGAGGAAGAAGCATCTGCGGCTGGCAGAAGGCTGCGGCAGCTGTTCGGTGACGAGTTCGATACAGACAGCTTCGGAGCCATCGCCCGGAAGAGCGGGCTGGGCACGAAAACGCTGGCGCAAGGCGCAGAAAACTACGCCAAGACGATGGGCTTCAAGACCGGATCTGCGGCATTCGATACGGCCTTCAACTGGTATGTGGGCCAGGACAACCGCGGCCGGGAAACAGGAGAGTATCGCGCCGGGCGCATCTCCGCTTTGGGCAGCCAGATGCAGGCCACCATGCCCTCCGACGAGATGTACGAGAACATGGGCGTTGACCTGGTCAGGAAGTACGACCTGAGCCCTGACCAGATGCCCCTGGTGCAGTCGCTTACATCGACCGCCCAGCAGTACATGGGACGCCTGAGCAGCCCGGAGTACACGGCGATCGCCAGAACCGCATCGCTCGCCAAACCGCACATGAGAGGCATGGTCGCCAGCCTGGCAGGCTCTGCAGGGGCGATTGGCGCCGACAGCATTGCAGTTGGCGAAATCGCGGCGCGGATGGACATCGATCCCAGCCAGATGCAGCTGGCGGGCGCTATTTTGGGTGGAGACAGCCGGGCCGCTTCATTTCAGTCATGGCAGACCGGCCAGGATCTTGGGCGGCGCTTCTTTGATCGGGCCGGCAATCCCATTTCAGAGACGAGCGGCCGCGGGGCGGTGAACGTTGCCTCGTTCTGGTCGAACGTCGATAATATCGAGCCCCTCACCACCAGCAGCGAGCACTTTGATCAGGTGGTGGGGGCATTCCTGGGTCCAGGCGCGGCTCTAGATGGATTTCCCGGCCTGGGAACTGATGAGGCAAAAGCCGGGTGGATGCTGGGGGTCGAGGGCACGCCGAATGCCATGCAGTCGCAGATGATCACGGCTTACCTGGACAATGGACGGCAGGGCGTTCAGAAGCTGGCCCGGCAGAAGTCCAGGGAGGCACGCGATGCATCTTTAGGCATCGCCTTTGCAGGGATCGCCCTGACCGAACAGTTCTACTGGGGAGCGCAAGACGGCGGAACATGGGATACCCCCACCACCGGCTCTTCGTGGGACATCGAGAACCGCATGCGGCAACTGCAGCATTCCTCGCAGCTGGCAGACTTCTCCGATCAGGGCAAGCGCATGGATCTCTCCAACCGCTTCTCCATCCGGCGGGAGGGAAACCAGGGGCAGCGCATGAACGTGTCCAACGCCTACAACCTGTGGTCGATGGACACCAGCTACGCCCAGGGCCTCCAGCAGCGCGGGTGGACGCGGGAAGACTGGCAGTTTCAGGATACCACCCGTGAAGCGCAGTTCGGCTGGCAGATGGAAGACATGGATGAAGCGGTGCGCTATTCCTCCGGGCGGGACCGCCGCAAAGCCATCCGGCAGCAGGACCGGGCGGCGCTCATGCACAACCTGGAGGGCCAGCAGATCGACACCCAGCGCGAGCGGCAGGAAACACAGTGGTCGCAGGAAGACGAGCGCTACCAGAAGCAGCGTGACTACACGCTCGAGCTGCAGCGGCTGGACAAGGAAAGCTTCGACCAGGGCGTAAAACAGCGCGAAACCGGCTACAAGATGGACCGCGAACAGCTCTCCCGCAAGATGGAAGAGTACGAGCAGCAGAAAAAACTGCAGGACGAGCTGCAGATCCTGTCGCGCGAGTACCAGTACGAACAGCTCCAGCTTCAAAAAGCCTCGCTCGGAGCGCAGGCGGAGGTAGCCAAGGCCCAGGACCTGTACAACGAAAGCCTGCTGGTGGAAGGCGAACGCATGGGCAAGCTCTCCGGCGTCTACGAACAGTTGCAGAAGTATGACACCACCTTCCAGATGCTGAATGCCCTGGCCAGCATGGCGGAGGGCATGTCGAAGGTCAATTACTACACGATTTACAACATCGGCGAGCTGATGAAAGAGATCGGGAGCCTGGATCCGATGCGAATCCGGGCCATTGCCGCGGCGATGGCAGAGATGGGAGCGCCCTGATGAATAAATATGTCGTCTTGAACGGCAAGCAGTACGTGACACTGGCAAAGACCTGGACGCAGACCTTCGTCAAGCCGATGGTGGTCCGGCAGACCCTGCTGGGTGAAACGGACGCCACCTATGGGCCGAATATTGTGCACGGCTGGTCGGGAGAGGTCAAGGCGCTGGTGGAAGTCCCGTCTGCGGAGTGGGGCACGATCAGCGACCTGATGGCTGCCATTGAGACGATGGGCGTTATACCCTTTGTCGACCACTATGGAACCGCGTGCAGCGTGCACCTCAGCGGGCCGGGCGGGATGCGCTCGCTGACAAACATGTGGGATGCGGCATCCAATGCCTTTTACGTCCCGCTCCTATTGACGAAGCATGTGGAGGCCGCATGAGAGACCTGGCATTTAACGGAGATTTGATCCGCCTGACGCAAGCGCGGCTGAAATTTACCAACTACCGGCCAAACTGGAAGGGAACGCTGACCGCGTCCGAGGTGGATTATGATACGGCGGGAACAGGGGGCAACGGCGCTTTTATCATGGTGAAGAACGAGTGGGGCAGCCTGGCGCGCCGTGTTGGGACGAGCTGGGTTACCTATGCTTCTCACCCGGTTAAGAGCGGCGTTCCGGTATGGGGCATGTACGACGGCTACGTGTTTTATACCAATCCGGACGGGTACTGGACCAGGGCCAGGTGGGACGGCAGTACTTTCGAAGCGCCGGTCGTCTCCTCTTACACGGGGGCCGGAATTCCGGTCAGCATGACGGAAACCTATTCTACCTCAGGCGGAATAGTCACCTACGCCAATACCGAGACCCTCCAAACGCAAAGCGCCATGGATCGCGTCTACAATTCGTGGCAATCCGACGCGGTAAAGGTCAATGGGGTTGGGTACATCTACATATATGACTGGATCGGCAAGCGCACCTATTATGTCAAGCATGAGAACGGGCGCTTCAGCGAGCCGAGGCTGCTGATCCCCATGGATGTTGTGGACGACCTTACATCTTTCGAACTCGGCGGGGCAAGCGAGATCAACGGACAGGTTTACATCACCGGCCTATTGAAGCGTAAGAACCTCGACAAAAAGCTGCATGTCATGTTTATTGGACCTGAGAAGGTGGCGATGGGCCGCGAAATGGTCATCGGTGCAACGCCAACCACCACGACTTATCCTTACATCAGCAGGAACTGGCCAGGCAAGGTGTATCTGAACTACACCGCCCTCTATTACAGGTCCAGGCAGTACTACTCCACAGGCGCGTATGCGAATATGTTCGGGGTATCTATTCCAACCCGTGAGCGAATCGTGGGGCCGCTTTCCGTGCGGGTTGCCATGACCGCTAACCAGGCGGCGGTGCTTCAGGCAGAAATAAGGACCAGCGATACGGTTACCACCAACTGGAATTACCCAAACCCAATAGTGCCGGGGGCGCTGTGCGAGCTGGAAGTGAACATCGGCGGGGTGTTTCAAAAGGTTGGCACCTTCAATGTCGATGTGGTTGCCAGGCCAAGGGACGCAGCCGGGCAAAAGGTTTCGATCGTGGCGCGCTCGCACGGCATCAAGAAGCTTGACCAGTGGGAAAGCGATACGCCGTATGATTTCTGGTCGCAGACCAAGCTCTCCGCCAACGCCGCCGACCTCACGAAAGTCATTCGAGTGAGCGGAAACTGGAAAGAGCAGGACAATGCCCTCTACCTGGACAGGATGAACAAGCCAGGGTTTTTATACCTGGCTGCAAAATCCTGCACCAGCGGCATTGTGCGGGCTTCGATCACGCCATTTGCTGGGACTTCATTCCGTTTTGGGTTGGGGATGTACTACCATTTCGAGGGCAAGTATGATGCGGCCGCCCGGCTCGAGAAGAGCCTCTCCGATCTGAAAGAGGGCGAGGCGTTTAGCAACGGTTTATTCGTGATGTATGATAACGGAGTATTCACCATTCAGCAGGTGGTCAACGATGTATTTACAACCTTAGCGGATAATGGGACGCCGATCTCTGCCAATGTTAGCTTAGCAGCGGGTTCCAAATACTGGGTCCAGGCTTTGTTTCGAGCCGGGCGGGTGACAGTGCGGTACCGGCTGGATACAGCCACCAGTTGGACGACCGTGATGGACGTTGTCCCCACCTACTCGACCTACCCGTGGCGAGCGGACGGGGTGGGCCGGGCGGCTATCTTTTGCGAGAACTATTCACAATGGAGCTACACGCCGGGCTTTACATCCGACGGCGGCATCATCGCGGCGGACCCGTCTGTGTTTCCGGTATCTGAAACCCTGGAGGTGAACAGCGAGCTGATCAAGCATGGTGGCGTGCTGGGAGGGGTCGAATACGGCGGAGCGACCTTCAAGCTGACTGGCGATTTATCCAGCGAGAACAAGTCTGGGGGCACGTACTTCGATATGGGTAAATACCCCGAATGGCAAACCGGTTCAAGAACCTTCGGCGTCAGTGGCTACTTTGTGGTCGAAACGCTGTCGTTCTCGGTCAAAAAGGTCGGCAGCCCGGCGGGCAGTATCCGGATCGGGGTCAAGAATGGCAGTGGCGTTTCCGTTCAAAGTGTCGATATCCTGCCTGACGAATTCAGCGAGAAATCCAGATGGGTCACCGTGCGTTTCCCAACGCCGGTCGTGCTTCTAAACAGCTCCACCCTGTATATCTCCAACCTGGGGTCAGCCTCCACGACGAACCATTATAAAGTGGATCTGCACGAGGCCAACCTGCTGGCCTACAAAACAACCTACACCAAACTCGCCAGTTCATCCGATGCCATCCTGAGCAACCCGCATATCCGGCTGCGCAGCAGCCATGCCTTGAACGGGACTTTTTCGAAGGTTAAGATCCGAGACACCGTTTATGATATTACCACCCAGGCAGCATCCATTCGCACAGTCACCGGAACATACGAGACGCTCATGCGGCTGTCGGCGGACTTCAGCCAGTGGTATGACCTGGCATATCCTTATACCACTGCCGGTTTCGTCGGGCGCACAACGCTCACGCCCACCGTGCGGGGAGCTTACGGCACGACTGCCACCGCACAGACGGCGGGGATTGTCTCGGTCTATTCGCCCAGGCCTGCCCTGCTCATTCACAAAGTGGAGTTCTACTCGACCGACATTGATATGACGCTGGCAGACGTTGCAACTGAGATCGCCGGAAAAGCTGGCGTGAAGGTGGTGACGGACGAGATGAGGGCGGCGCCTTTGCCTCACGCCACCGGCTTTTATGTCCAGCGCGGCGAGCTGATCGGTGTTTACGATATCGGAAACCACTCCACGGGTACCATTCGCTTCAGCCCGTGGCTGACCGCCCAGACATTGACCGACCAGTACACGCCCTATTTCGATGTCTACGCCGACCGGATCGAGTATCTAAAGCGGCACAATGTGACCCCTTATTACATTCTTCGCGAGAGCTTTCCATTGAGCGAACCTTTAAATGGTAAAGTGCGGGTGTCCTTTTACGACAATACGGTTTCTTTCTGGAACTGCGACCGGCTGATACATAGTTTCCAGCTAACCGACGATGACAGGCGCACGACGGTTTTCGATAACTACCTGTACATCTCCAACACAACCGGCCAGGATATCAGCTTTCATATTCCCTATGCCTGCCAGCGCATCGACAACTTCATCATGGACAACGGCAAGAAGGGAACCGCCCTGCTGAATGACCTGGCTGGAAGGCGAAAGATCTTCTTCACCGAAACCATCGATGGCAGTATTCGCCTGTTCCGCAGCCGCACCGAAGTAAATCTCGCTGCGCCCTACCGTCTGGCGGTCTCAACGGGCAAAGTGGAGACAGACATTCCCATCGCCACTCGTATCCGCATTGAGGGCGGCGAGGTGTATGAAACCATTTCAAGCGCCATATGGAAGCATGGCAACGTGTTCACGATGGCGCATATCCCGGAGATCAACAACTGGGAAGATGTGGGCTACTTCACTGGCATCATGCTGGAGGATGCCGCCAATGAGTACAGCCGGCGGGAACTCACCGGCGCGGCGGATTGGCGCATTGAACCTCAGGATATTATCTATGTGGAACTGCCAGACCGGGGAGACCCCAATTTCCCTACCGGGCTGCCTGAGGGCGTGACGCCGTTGATCGTTGACAGTATCAACTTTGATATGGTCGTGAACCAGGACGCCGTACAGTGCGACATGACCCTCATAGGGATAGGAGGCATTCTGTGAAAAAGCAGGGACGCCTCACCAATGCCGTAAAGGAATCCCTGAGAGAGACCACGCGCGCCGTAGTCAATTCCGTAGACGGTGATCGCGTCAACCTCCAATTCGGGGATATGCCTACGCTTATTCGAAACGTGGAGGTACTTGGCACACCTGCCCTGCTTCAAAGTGGCGATGTGGTGGACATAATATGGAGGGAAGGCAGGCCGGTGGTGATAGCCTACAAGACGATGACGCAAAGCATCGTAGAGCAAACCCAGGGCTACGCCTCGCCGCTGGTTGTAGAGTTTCACGCGACCAGGCCCAGCGGCCAGGCGTGCCCGACCGACACCGTTACCGCGATCAACTGGAACACGGTTATTACCGATACGCATGGGATGGCCGATGTGGCAAATATTAACATCCGGATAAGTGGTCTCTACACCATCGAGGCGTGCGTAGAGTTCGTTGCTAACATCGCCGGCATTCGCATGGCTCGCTTCAACCACAACGGAACTGGTTTCACATCACACCGGATGGCCCCTACATCTTCGGGCACTTGGCGAACCGCACTGTTCGCCACGCGCCGGATGAAGGCCGGAGACGTATTGAAGTGCGAGATGTATCAGACCACCGGATCGGGGCTCAATATCGCTTTATCGGAATATGCGCCGTTCATCACCGTGAGAAGAACAGGAGATTGAGATGGAACCATGCTCGCAGAAAGACCGCATTGAACGGCTCGAAGGAGCCGTGGATAAGATCGGAGAAGAAGTCTCGCAGATCGCGGTCGATGTATCCACAATCAAGACCCGGATGGAACCATTAATCGAGATGGTAGGCATCCATGATCGAGCCTTACGCGGCACAAACGGCGATATTGGCATTACTGCCAAGGTAACAAAAGCAGCTGAAGCGATGGCTGACCTGACCCTCGCCTTACGTGGTCGGGCAGATGAGCCGGGGTTAATTGGCGATATTCACAGTTTGAAGAAATGGACAGCTGAAATGAAAGACGAGCGTAAGTGGTTGACCCGGCTGGTGATTGGGATCGTGCTGGCAGAAATAGGGGGTTTGTTATTTGTGATGCTGAAGTAGTTTCCGGTGTCGGAAACAGTGTCAATCTCAATAATTTTCACTTGCAGAGATTTATTATTGCCAACCATGCTAGGGATACATTGCGTAATAAAAGAATTGTGGGCATATAAGCGTGAATACTGAGAAGTCAGGCAAGTCCGTGTACTTTCCTGATGGCATAACCGAAATCTAGCTAATGCAACAGCAGTACACGCATGCCTTTGACGGAGCCCATTAAAGCGGCAGTAGATGTTTGTATATATTTCTCAAGGTACATCCGGAAATGATAGAGAAAATATAGTTAGCAATTTTTCCGTATTTACTTTGAAATGTTCATCGTCATACTTTTCTTCTAACCAATCATAAGCAGCATTCACTATGTTGTTAATGAAGGTTTTAGGTTCGATAAGAAGAACATTTTTGGTAGTCAGGAATAAGGGATTAATAGGTGCGTCTGATTGAGGAAATTCGCAAAGGATAATATCGGAATACCTTTTCAACTTTGTAGGTTGAACCCTGCCCTGGTGAACCATTGAACACCGAAGGTAATAACACTCTTCCCCGGTCAAGTTTCGCCCACTTGGTATAAATTTCGGAGCAGCGTAACCATCAAACCAGTTTATGTACTTTTTCTTATTAGCCTTTCCATCGTTTGAGTCGATTGCTCCGCCTATATCTGGTACTGCAAGAGAAGTCATAATTGCTACATAATATAATTTTTGGTTAGCACAACTCTGGATTTGTTGGAGAAACGCAGAAAACTTCATCTCCCCGCCATTTTTAATATTTGACATTTTTCTTTTTTCCGTGTCGACCTTCTTGAGTTTTTACAATCCTGGAGGCGTTTTTTTGGATGAGAGATTAGTTAAAGAGAATTAGGAAACAAACGGATAATGACCGATTACAGTTCTGATTAATGTTCAACAAGAGGCTTCAGGAATGGTAAATCTTATCCTCTTCCAGTGCTTTTTCAAGGCGAAAATCCTTCATTCCCACATCATTCACTAGCCTGAAAATCCCCTCGCATTTGACAACTGATGAACTTATAACCACTTTTACTAAAAACCGCCCGTTCGGCAATTTCCAATCCGGATTTCTCCACATCGGGGCCGAAAAAAAGTTCTTGTTGGTCCATCCGTAGCATTCCTCATCATCATCAAATCGGGCAGCTATATTGATGCTTTCTTTAAAACCTGGATATATATCAATTCTGGAGTCGTGATTTATTTTATTGATATCGTAAAGCACGGCCACTTTATTATCAATAATTGACGCTTGGCCTTCTGGATTTGGCAGCGAAGTCCATCTTATTGGCATCGAATTTGTAAATACTCGCGTCCCATCTAAATGATGAAAGGTCACGGTTCCATGACACTGAAAAGCGGCATTTCTCGTTAACCACTTGAGAGCCCATGGGAGTTCTTGATTACGAACATCTATATATAAGAATTTAGCCTTTTTTGCTGGACGAGTATTCTCTGGGTAGTTGGCTATTTCTTCATTAGCCTGGATTTCCAAGGAAAGAGAGGGCTTTCTTTTCTCCTCGATGAAAATTGTAGTTACGATAGACAGGATTGCCCCAAGCAGGATATAAAGGATTTCCATTGAATGCCTGTACTCCTTCAAGTGTTTTTACTTCAAGCTAATGCGAACGCATTCTTTGACTTCTTCAGCGCCGTCATCGCTCATAGAGATGCCAAACTTTGTTTTTGATCCGAGCCCCATATCAGAGAAATTTAGGGCCATATGATTGACTGAATAAAAAACTCCAGGGTTCTCGGGGGCGCCGCTCACAGCCCATACACCGATAGCTTGACCGGGCTCTATTCCATCCCCCGTAATGTTTCCGCCGACCATATAAACTCTTTCAAAGTCTTGAGATTTGACGGCGTAGAGATTAGTTACACTATTTCCTGGAGTGTCATCCTGAATCGCCGACCTGATGTTGTCTATTTGCTTTTCACTGGCCGGCTGACATCTTTCTGACATCTCCTCTTCGCTGCAGCCGCCAAGAAACAGTAGCATGAGTACAAAGGCGATTAGCAAGCGCTTCATCATGTATCTCCCCTACATTGTAAAAAAAGGTGTATATCGATTATACAATAACGATGCGTCATTAGACTATACAGCTTCGTAACCTATTCAACAGTTTTGATTCAACAGAAAAACCTTTGTTGTATTAAATGACAGGATAGAGTTAATTTGAACGTGGTCAGACACAATCAACTGGAACCTGACTTCTAGTTTTCGGCGCCGGAAAAATCTTTCCCTCGCGAATGCCTGTGCTATAATATAAACAATTGTCCGACGGTCGTGAGATCTAGCACTCTGAATGTTAACAAAGCGTGTTGTATAGCTAAAGCCACCGGACGTGTAAATGTTAAAAGAACAAGTCACAAAATGTAGGCCACCGGACTTAATCTTTTCATGTCCGACGGCTTACGTACATGTGGCGGTGATACGGGGGTCAACACCCCCAGGTATGGTGGTTTCGTGCCCCTGTAGCTCAATGGACAGAGCACCGGACTTCTAATCCGATGGTTGTGAGTTCGAATCTCACCAGGGGTACTCGATGTCTTGGGGATGCAATGATTGAAGGTGACCGAGCAATTCATAAAGCATTTTATAGCAAAACTCGGGCGAGACCCCGAGAAGGTGTAACAAAACATGCTGCCCGCCAGCATATGATTCGCTTTGCAATGATTGGCAGCATGTTTGTTTTTAATGCCAGGCAAGGAGATAGGTGAACCTTATGATATCTGTAAAAGTGTATCCAAATCCGAATCGACATCCAAACAACCAGGACAATCCTTTCCTGGTTTCCGGCATTGTAAGCTGGCGGGCAAGTGGACGGCCTCGAGTATGGCGCCCGCCAACAGATCTCTATGAAGTTGAAGATAAAATTATCGTCAGAGTTGAAATTGCTGGAATGAGTGACGGGGATTTTACGATCAGTATCGATCAGAATACGCTCTCTATTGCCGGCAGCCGGCCAGAAA